TGATGGCTGCAAACGCGCAGACCACCAGCAACCAAGACAAAGCCGCAGAGCGTGTTCCCTACGATGTGGGGCGTGGCGTTCGTCAAGTAATCGTGCTGTCCATACTGTTCGGCACTTTCTTGGCTCCGTTCATCCTGCCGTTCTTTGGTCTGCCCACTTTTGTGGAAGTAGACGCAACCACTCCTGAAGGGCTGTTTGGGCTGATTCCACAAAGCACCAAGAAGTTTTTCGTGGAAATCAACGGCTACCTGTTCACCTCTGAAAACCGTCAAATCTTGTTAAGCATCGTAGGATTCTATTTCGGTTCTGCTGCTGCGTCCAACAAGTCATAAGGAGTACACCATGAAAGCCGTATACACAATTCTGCTTGGACTATTGCTGACTGCCTGCAACACCGTTCCACAAATCGTTCCTGATTCCAGTGGCGACAGCGTGATTATGAAGCGATTGGATCACGAAATTCAGCGTGGTGACAGCGGAAACTCTTGGGGATGGGTGCTATGGTATTTGCCCATCGTGCTGATTGCGTTTGCTTGGGCGTGGAAGGAATGGGTTCGCCCGTCCATCAATGCTCTTGAAAACGAAGACATTGACACCATCAAGAAGTACGACAACACACCCAAGCCTTAATCCCCATCGGGATTCGCAGCGCGGATGTTTTCGTACATCTTCTTGCAGATATAGTACGAGTCCACAATATCTGAAACGGGGCTACCAATCTCTTTACGATTGGGTGCTAGTACTGCTTTCAGGTGCATTCCTGTTTCCCACACAAACGCATCGTACATTTGGGTCTTGTCTGCGTTGCCCTTGCCTGATGCAAATTTCTTAACTTCGGTGGGTGGAATAATCGTGACAGGAACCCCTAGATGGTACAGTTTGTATTTCAGGATGCCTGTGTTCTCTGCAATATGAAATACTCGCCCACTTGCAGAATACGCATATCCCTCAAGTGCCACATGGGAGCAACCCATCACAATGTCAATAGCCCAATCTGCAATGCTCTCGTAGCGTTCCTGATCGGAGTTCCAATCGGACAGCCGCTCGCCGTAAATATTCAGGGTGCGAATTTCTGATTGTTTTTTGTTTTCGGTCAGGAAATAGAATGAACACTTGGTGTGATCCCACGGCAGCGAATCGTCTGGGTTGTTGTACAAACAGACGGCGGGACCACAAAGAGAATAATCAATTCCTGCTATAACCATAACAGTATTTATGGAACCTGTCTAAATACGGTAAAGGAGGATTCAATAATGATTCCAGAAAACAATGCAGAAAATTACAATGAAACTGTGCTGATCCCTCTGTTGGAAAAGAAGGTACACGCTCTGACTAGCAGCGTGATTCTAGCCGAAGCCAAACTAGAGATTGCCAACAAGGAAAAGGCTGAACTACAGAAGCAGTTGGACGCAGCACAGGCAGCAGCACCTGTGCCTGTGACTGATGTGCTAGACGAAGGGGACTAAAACCCCATCGCATTTATAACGGGTTTCCTGATAACTCTAGAACTACTGCTCGCACCCACTCCGCTACAAGGTCTACCCGAGTAGCGGAGTTTTCATATATGGTAGAGTCTTTGGTGGCTAGTGAGGAAATGATCCCAACCAGCACGCCCCTGCTGTTCAGGACTGCGCCGCCTGAATCGCCAAAATACAGGGTTCCGTTGATTGGCAGCATTTTGAATACTGTGGGTTCTTCAATCAGGGTTCCGTAGTACCAAAACACATCAGGATTGCTACGGCGTTTGTAGCCTCCACCAAAACCAATCAGAGTAAGCGACTCGCCTTGAATGTATCGGTTACTTTTGCCCATGATGGGTACAGGAGTAACAGGACAGTTACGCTCAAGCAGCCCAACTGCTGCGTCTTGGAACAGGCGATCCCCAATTTTGTATTTGGGGTGCATACGGTAGTCCACAATCTTGTACGATTCACACCCCACCACGAACAGGTCAGCGTCACCGTCTTCCATGCAATGCCCTGCGGTAATGAAAACATTGGGTGCAATAAGTACTGCACTACCAATTTCAGAGCCATCGGCTTTGGCAAGCATACCAACCGCCAATTCCTCTGTTTGCTCGTCCAGTAGGGAAAAGCCGCCCATGAACCACGGAAGGTGTGTAGCGGGAATCCCTACTGGAGTGTTTTCCTGTGGTGTGTCGTGTACCGACACCGATGCCTCGTCACATGCCCCGAAGAGTAGTGAGAGGGCCAGCAGAAGAGATGGAACATAGCCTCTCTGCATACAAATATCTAGCCCATCTGCTGACACAAAAATGTTAAAATTTCTTGAAGGTTTGTGCTAAAACAAACAACCCCCTTGCGGGGGTTTGGTGTGTGTACACGAACCGAATACTTCGTTTCACTCACAATTACTGCCAACCAGCATATCCATCATTCGGATCTAGTCCTTTTGGCTGTGTTGCTTTGCGATAGGACTGTACATTACCATAACCAGCCATCTGTGCGTGGTAAAGTTCGCGTGCCGCAGGATCTTTCATTATACGAGCCATTTTTGCATCATACTTTTTTTGACTTGCCTTTTCATAGGCTGCTTTTTGCTTATTGGATCTCGCTAGTTCGCGTTTATGCTCTGCCGTACCCTTGCGAACCACCTTGCCGCCTTTGGCGTAGAGTTCTTTGCTAAAGTGTTCCTTGTCGTTGCGTTTATAGCGATGGCGTAATTTTGCAGATGCACTTCTCTCCTGCTTATCGCCTTCCGCAGTATTCTTGCGTCTGGCAGCATCGCGTTCACGCTGTAGTCTCCGAACTTCAGCGTAGGTTTCGGATTTACGATCAAAAGTCTGTATGTCTTCCAGCAGGGTATTAGGATCAAGTTCTAGTTCTTCACACAGAGCCAACAGCACTGTCTCTAGCAGAGCAGTATATTCCATAGCCTCATCAAGAGTGGCTTGTGGGTTTTGGATGCGTGCAATGCTCTCGTTGAGCGAACGGAATGTGTTGGTGTTGAATCGGGACATGGTAATTTCTCCTTGTCCTGTATTTATAAAGAAACAACCCCCATTTACGGGGGTTGTCGGGCGGGAGATGCTATCTCCTGCGGGGCACAAGCCTGCGAAGTTTATGTGGTTAGGTCAACAATCTCACACTTGTCGCCAGTGCACGAGAATGTTTGGGTTCCAACAGTCTTGTCTTCCTTCTCGTAGTTCACCATTTCACTCCAGTCCACACCCTGTGGCATGGCAGCAAGAGCGGCTTCGTACTGCTCCTTGGTGCAGTCCTGATACGGTGCTTGCTTGTACGAGTGATCGGAATGGGGCAGGAACGAAATACCGCTGATCTCATCAAAGTGCTTATACACCCACGCACCCACCTCCATCCACTCGTGCTCACGCACAGTAACAGTAATACTGGGCTTGTGTTCGCACCAGTGCCGCTGATACGCCAACCACAATTCCAAGTGCTGAATAGCCGTCATGTGGTTGCGAGTCACAGAACCCACAGCCTTCATGGGGAACGAGAACACCATTGTGTGGTCGGGACGCATATTGCACACTTCGTGTGGGAAGCCCTTGTCAATCATAAACTGACACAGGGGGTCTTTGCGATCCGCACGAACGGTGCGAATGTAGTACTCGTTGTGACGAGCGTGGATGCCGCTTGCAGAATCAGTCAACTGCGATACGGTTCCGCTGGGCTTGACACAAGTAATAGCCGCTGCGGGGTTGATGCCAATCCGCTTTGCCCACTCCTTGTTGGTAGCCACGGCATGGTCACGAAGCGACTCAAGAATGTGCTGCAAGTTTTCGGTGTTGTCACGCATCATGGCGTTGTCAAGAATACCTGTGAGTGACACACCAAGCAGTGCTTCCTCTTCACAGTTCTTCTTCCAATCACTAGACAGGTACGGGAAATGGGTAAGACTAGCCTGCCATGTGCCAAGAATGGCAGCAAGCCGTACCTTACGCTTCAAGGTTTCTTCTGTATCGTCCTTGCGAACAATTACTTCAGACAGATTGCAGAACTGCTTGTCACGCAGAATGATTTCAGAACACGGATTAGTGCCGAACTCGTAGGTGGCATCACGACGCTCACCCAACTTTTCCACAGTCTTCTGTGCAGCCTCACGGTTAAAGATGCCACGCTCACCGCTCTTGCTGTTGTACAGA